CCTTCATGTATCGGCTGACAACCCACGGGCTGGTCTTGTTGCGACGGTAGACCAGCTCCGACTTCGACTGCTCATGGATGACGTGGTAGCAGTAGTCGCCACGCTTGTAGTCGTAGATCGTCGCTTCGATCAGGTCGACATCCTCTGTCGGTTTGTCCTCGACCTGCTTGGCCATCTCGGGCGGCAGCTTGGCATCCCGCCACTGCTGGGTGATGCTCTCGCCCTTGACACGCATGCGACGGTAGACGTTGTCGACCTGGCCGTTCGCGCCTTCCTCGAAGGCCACCAGGTACTGCGGGACAGGGATGAAGTTGACCGGGCTAACCGCATCACCCGGCTGGATCAGCATGACAGCGGTGCCGACAGACAGGTCGAGCAGGAACTCGCCCATTGCGATGTCGAAGTTCGACTGCTTCAGCACAGCGAACATCTTCTCGTTGTACATATCCAGCACCATCTGCGCCTCGGTGCGCCGATCTGCCGGTATCTCGGACCCAGGTTCCAGACGGCACCACTTGCGCTGCGGCGGGAAGATGCCGGACTGCAAGCGGTTGGCGAAACGCTGCGTGCTGTTGATCGCGGTGGAGTCGAAGACGCGAGACATCTTCTGCCGGCCACCGACCTTGCTCTCGTAGTCTCCAGAGTACAGGTTGCGCTGCGGCAGCGCGAACTCCATCGCGTCCTCATACAAAGAACGGAAGTCCTCTTTTCGATTCTGCGCGACCTTTTGTCGTTGCAGAATCTGCTCGGCAGTCAGCTTCATTGCCAATTTATTTCTCCGACAGCGGCTGAGTGGTGATGATACGCAGCGCAACAATGACCGCAGCAATCACGCTGCCACGCCGGCGTCTTGGCCATGATTACGCCCACATCCGCTGCGGCGTAGCCGGATGCACCCGGTACTGCTCCAGTTCCGGCGCTTCGCTGGTGTGGCGCACGTTGACGTGCCAGCCAGGAATTGCGGCCATCTCAGGCACTGCATCGCCGCTGTCATCTGAAGCCGGCAGCATCTGGCCCGTGGGCTCGTAGATCGTGCCGATGACGTCGATGGCTGCGTATCGAGACTGTTTCGTATAGCCCTCGCCATCGTGCACCATGTCGAACAGCACCGCGTCAGCCAGCGTTTCGTCCTCGAACTTGAGGAAGTAATCAAGGCTCGGCGCAGAATTTTCCGGGATCAGTTCTTCGTCTTGCATGATGTTTCCTCAGGAGGTAATGGCCTCAAGCTCTGCTTGGGACAGACGCCGTGGGTAATACGTCACACGCTTGAGCCAGCCGTTGAGGTTTTGTGCTGCGCTATCAAGATTTCCAAGGTATAGCGTGTCTTGACCAGTTGGCAATGTCACTGACGTATCTACCGACGATGCGGTACCATCAAAAGCAGCTTGGGAATCATCTGTTTTGTAAGCCAATGCACCTTTGGAAGATGTAGCTGTTCCAGGCGGGCCGTATGTAAATTGATTTGATCCAGCGTTAATAATTGCAACCCTTCTGGAATCTACGGATCTTGAAATACCTACATACAACTCTTGAAGTGATGGCGTACTCTGAGCAAAACTTGCCATCGCCCTAGTAGCCAACACTACTTCAGCCACCTCAGCCTGCGCAAACAGCGTGCCTTCTGAAGCATTAAACCAAGGCGACAACGTATTCACACTCGCCACATCTGCCGCACGGGTCAGGGCTGTGGTGGTGGTGGGGATGTAGCTGGTGGGGAAGGCTCCTTCTTCGAGTTGGAAGCCGTAGATTAAATACGAACTGCCGTCTCCTGTAGTGCCAACAGCAAGACTGCTGCTGGTTATTCCAAAACCAAAAGAAAAACCCGTATTAGTATTTGTTGTGTCAAAAGTAAATGTCATAGACAGCCTGAACCATCCATTTCCTACATCTACAGCGTTGGTGGATATAATGGCTACGTCGCCGTTGTTGGGCGTTGCCGTTGCAGGTCCTGCCGCTAACGTATCCCAACGTGCTGTGCCACGGTCGAGTGAGTTAAAACTCGACGCGCCTACCGTAGAACCAAAACCTAAAGCAAACCCCCGGGTGGCAGTGTTATCTTTTACAAATAAAGATATTGTGTATACGCCGTTAGCAGTTAAGCCAGAAACCCGTTGAAGTCTAGAGTGAGAAGTTGATGCGGTGCCTTCAGTATAAGTTGCGGCATTAGTTGTGCCGTCTGGGCTTGTAGCTGCGTTATCTGTAACGGTTACGTCGTCGCCTACAGGGCCAACCAAATACACCGCATTTTGAAACTCAGTTGAATACGTTGCGGTATTCGTCCTCTGCTCCTCAATCAACAGCCCCTGAGCAGCCAGCGTGCTGGGGTTGTAGTCGAAGCGTGGGCCGTCGTTCGCTGCGCTCTGGAGCACCCCTGCGCTGTCAAAGTACGTTGCGGTGCTGGCGCGGCTGAAGGTGATGATGTCGCTGAATGATTTTGAAACGAGAGGCATGGGTTACTCCGATCCGTAGGATTGGTTCACGAAGTCCAGGTTCAGCGACGGGTCGAGAGGACTGTATTCGTAGACGTAGTAAACGTTCTGATCAAAGACCAGATCCAGTGTAGGCGCGTTTTGACTGATCGCAGCACTTGCGTCCAGCCAAGGTATGCCGACAAAAAATCCGATTCTCATCTCAGCTCAACCCAATGATATCGATTGCGGTTGTGCCGGTAGACCATACGCGCTTAACAGTCACCGGGAGAATGGTTCCATTCACAACATTCTTGAATGTCACATCATGCCCATTTACCGTGGTGACGCGCACATTGCCACCGGTACCGACAAACAAACTTCTCTGCGGAACAGAAAGATCGCTGTCAGCTTTGGTAATTGCTACGGCGCTTTGTGCGCAAGAATCAGTAGACACACCGTACATTTGTTCACTCCTTGGTAGCCTCGTACCGTTTCAAAAGATTGCGGCCCTTCTCGGCCAGCCGAGCAGCAGATGCCCGTGTGCGCGGAACAGGCTCACCCCACGCATTCGCAGCAAGAGCCAGCCTGGTAGGCTCACCCTTGTCATTGACCAATGGGCCGCTCGGATTCGTGTAGAACCGGGTCAGGAACGATCCCTTGCGCCGCATCTTCTCAGGCGTGTCGGCCGCGCCCTTGACGCCTGGCTTCAGATCCGCGCCTTCCTTGCGCTTGAAGTAGGCTCGGCCAGCAGCAGTCAACCCACCCTCAGGGTCTTTGAGCTTGCTCATTCGTACCACTCCAGCGCGAGATGCCCAGCGTGATCGGTGCCGTTGGTGTTGCTCATACGCACTAGGTAGTTGGTCAGCGGCTTGAGGACGTACTCAAGACTGCTCGCTCCGCCACCACCGGCCTTCTTGCCGACACCACCAGCCAAGAACTGCGCATCAAGCATCGTTCCAGTGCCGGTCACTGTTGGGTTGATGACCATCGCCACATTGCTTGATGTGGTGTAGTTACGGTTCCGATTGATCGGCGTGAACGGTGTTCCACCCGTGCTGGTTGCGTTCTCATACAGGTACAGCTCACCGTCACCAGCCAGCACAGCATCAATGCCGAGATGGATTCGTACACCAGCAGCAGATGCCAGCATGATGTCGCAACTGGTGCCAGCAACCAGTGGAGCAGACAACGGGTAAATCTTCCACGCGACCCAGGCCCGTCCATCGTGGTTGCGCTGGTGATTGACGGCAACCATCACCAACGGCGAGTCGGTGCCCACCAGCTCACCGGCACCGCTCTCACTGCGCTGCACCAGCGAGACGAATCTCGACTTGGTGGTCAGTGATTCATATTGGACGTTGGTGGCCACTTTACTTCTTCATCTGCGCCGCACGCATGTTGTCAATCAGATTCGGATACTTGCGACCGGCCTTCTGAGCCATCATCTTTGCCGCCTTCTTCTGGAGAGCGGTCAGCTTCTCAGGCTCACCCAGCTTCTTGGGCCGATCCTTTTCCCAGACCTCTTTCATTTCTTCTTGCTCATGCCGGCTTCAGACATGGCGATGGCCACGGCCTGCTTCTGGCTGGTGACCTTCTCGCCGCTGCTGGACTTCAGCTTGCCGGCCTTGTACTCGCGCATGACCTTGGCGACCTTGCGCTGCATCTTCTGCTTCGCATCCATCACACGCCACCTCCGAGCTTGTTGGGCTGCACACCGAGTTCATCCGGGCGCTCGGCAGACAGCAGCATACGCAGGCCACCACCACGGCGGGCACGCATCGATGCGGTAGCTCTTGAAGCCAACTCTGTCCGCTCACGGGCCTGCTCGGCTTCCTGGCGCTTGAGCTGTTCTTCCTGCTTCCTCATCTGGGCTTCTTGGCCCGACGTATCAGCCCCGCCTAATAGTGCAGACATCTATGTCCTCGCCATCATCCAGTAATCCATCTTGTCAGGTCCATATCTGAACATGACTCCTTCGTCTGACAGGCCCAGGCTTTCTGCCCAACGATGAGCCCGCAAGTCGTCGCATCGTACAGTCGCTTGAATGCGGTGCAGATTACCTGCTATCACACGATGCAGCACGAACATTCTGCCAGCCTTGGTCATCACGATCGGATACTTGCGGGCACGCTCTTCGCACAGCATCCAGATCTGCTCGACACCATGCCAGATCTTGATCGAGCCGAAGACGGCCACCGGACGATCATGCAGCACAGCAGTGACTGCATCGCCATGCGCGGCCTGCCACTGCAACATCTGTTTGATGGGCGTGACCTGGCTGATAGCCTGGACGTTCTGCGCCTTGATGTCCATCATCAGGTAGTGGCTGGGATCGAAGGGCAACCAGCGAAGGCCGTCCATCTTGGGCAGGCCAGCAAGCAGCTCATGCAAAGACATCGAAGTCCCCTGTGACGACAGTCTGAGCGATGAACGGCACGGCAGATGACTTGTTCTGTGGCCGGATCATGCGGTTGTACTCACCGCCACCCAGCATCAGATAGCCGAATGAGTCACCGATGTGGGAGTGCTCGTTCTTGTTGGGTGCATCCCGGAAGCGTTCGTGGCCAGCACCGATCGCCACACGCTTGAAGTGGTAGCCACCAGCAAGAGCCTTGCGCAGCAGCTTGCATTCTCGGCTGACGATCAAGCCTGGCTTGCCGCCGATCAGACGCTGCATCGGCGCGGCAGCAGACTCTCGGCGCACCTTGAAGTCGTTGCTGGGCGTGGGTTGGGCTTTCAGCCCCAGGCTACGCAGATGGTCGAAGGCCGTCACCTCGTAGATCGCATCACGCGCCATGCCGGCAGGGTCGCCCCATAGCATGATCGGATGCTGCGGGTAGCGCTGGTTCAGCTCGGCCAGCAGTTGCTGCGCGAACCGCTCGAGGCCCATGTCGAATGTTACGATCTCATGCAGGACGATCCATCGGCCATTGGGTAGCCTTTGCCCGATCGTCGCGGCTGGTGTCAGACCGAAGTCCAGGCCGACCTGGATCGGCACGCCAGGCTCGACCATGACGTCACCACTCATGGTGGAGTCATCGTATTCTGGCCAGACTGGTCTACCTTCCTGGACGTAGGTGTACTCGCCGCCAGCGTAGCAGCGGATCCAATCCAGGTTCTTGCCGCCCAGCATCTGGAGGTAGTACCCGGCGGGCAGGTTGTTGAGGTTCTCTGCCTTTGGGTTGATCTTCCACCACTTGCCGCCAGCCAGGATGTGGTCATTGGCTTCCGGGTTCTCGGGCAGGTCATCGCCAGAGACGGGGACAACGCCACCGGGCTGCTTGTAGAACTTCCAGGCGAACTGGCCTGTCAGCTTCTCGACTTCTGCCAGGCGATACCACCAATGGTCGTCGTCCATCGGGTTGGTATCCATCCAGATGCCAGACCATGTGGCACCACCGTCACGCTTCGTCGGGTAGCGGCCGACGCGATGGGTCAGGCCGTCAATGACCGCTTTGGGCAGCTCTCGCGCCTCATTGACCCATGCGCCTGTAAGTTCCAGCGACAGCAGCTTGCGGACGTCCTTGGGTTGGTCAAGGGCCAGGAAGATGACTTCGCAGTCGATGCCAGCAGCATCACCGCGGGCGGGCAGACGGATGTGATGGGTGATGGGAGGGGTCCACAGCAGCGGACCGAAGGTGGCCTCGGGGAACAGATCCAGCCACGTCTTGATGGTGGTGGTCTTCAGCATCGGGTAGCTGTTGCGCACGATGGCGAATCGGCTGTAGCGGATGCCG